ACTAATCTCAGTCAATTTAATAATAATCTTGGTAACTACGGTGGATGGATAACTGGTATCAACTCAGGAATGGTTACTACTGCTTTAGGTTATACTCCACTACCTACTAGAACATTCGGTTCAGCAGCCAGTAGTAACACTGGAGACTTTGTATCTTCTAGTGGGACTTTAGGCTCTAGTATAACACTAGGAACAGTATATAATGGAACTGCTAATCAATCCGTACCTACTAATTTACTAGGAGGTTACTCTAACGGATATGTTTATAATTTTACACAAAATCAAATACAATCTTGGTTAGGTCTAGGTTCATCGGCTTATACCAACAATAACGACCACATATTAAACCAAAATAGCTCTGCACAATCTGCAAATATGTGGATTAGTGGGGATGTTACAGCGTATGGAAAAGGCAAATTTGGTGTAACATATCATAGTGTTGAATTAAGAGCATTGGATTCTGATTATGGTAGTGCTATGTACTTATATGCCGATGGTGGAACTGACCAAAGAGTTTATAGAATTGCCAACAAATACAGTGGAAGTGGTACTGATTTAGTAATTGATTATTCTGATGCTAGAGCATACAATACAGAAGCTATTGCACATACTTATACAGAAAGATTTAGGTTAAGTAAAACAGGAGCAGTAACTTTTACTTCTACAGTAAATGCAACTCAACTACAATCAACAGTAGCAACTGGAACAGCACCATTAACTGTAAATTCTACTACTATGGTGGGGAATTTGAATGCTGAAATGGTAAATGGTTTAAAATACTATGGCGCTGATTTTGCGTCTACGGTAAGTTATGTAATGGTATACGATGCCCCTAATGCTAGAATGAGTCCTGCTACTAGTACTCAAATTAGAAATTTTATTGGCGTAAATAATATTGCTACACAAGATTTATCAAGTTTATCAACAAACTACATTCCTAAATGGAATGGGAGTAATTTTGTAAATAGTTTGATAAGTGATGATGGGACAAATGCATCAGCTAGAGGTGATTATTTTGCTATTAATATACCATCTAATAATTATTCAGGTAAATTAAAATTTGGTTCAGGTTCTTCTTTTGACTATTTTATTAGTAGTGGAGATAATTATGGGTCAATGATTTTTAATTCTGTTGGACAGTGGGGAAACAAAGCCTTTACTTTTAATTATGCAACTACTCCCTTATTGACTATTGAAAGTAATGGAGTAGTAAGTATACCAAACACAACTCAATCACTATCACCATCAACAGGAGCATTAGTTCTTAATGGTGGGATGGGAATTAACGGAAGATTATCATTGCCTAGCGGTTCAGGTTGGGTAGGAATGTTATCATTTGACCATAATGTATCTAATGGTAGTTCTAGGAAATGGTTCATACATACAGATTATCAGTCTTATGGAGATTTTGCAATTACTACTCAATCAACCCAAAGTGCTAATACAGTACCCGATATTGGGAGGTTTTATATTAGCCCTAATGGTAATACTGGGATTGGATATATTTCTGACCAAGGGTATAAGTTGGCAGTGAATGGTACTTTAATGGCAACTGGAACTGTTAATACTTATGCAGGTGAGGGAATAAAAATGATTGCTGATGCCGCTTATTTGAGTGGTTATAATTCAGCAAATACAGTTAGACAAGGTTACTTACAGTTTACTGGCAATGCAGTATATATTAGTGCTGAAAGTGGAACAGGTGATATTGCTCTAATTAACAAAAGTGCTGTGCTAATTAGAAATGATGTTGGAGGTGAGGCAAGAATACAATTACAAGGTTCACAAGCAGGAGTTAAGCAATACTATATTAAAAATTCAATACAAGGAATTTCAAACACTGGATTTTCAATTAGAAATGCTTCCGATGGTACAACTCCATTTTATATTGATGGAAGTGATAATTCTCATTTCAATGGTAATGTTACTGCTAGTAATTTTATTTCAAATGGAAATGTAATAGCAGCGGGTGAAATAGTAGCTTATAGTGCATCTGATGAACGGTTAAAAGAAAACATTCAACCATTAAATAATTCTTTGGACGTAATCAATAAATTAAATCCAGTGCAATATAATTGGAATGAAAAAGCTAAAGAATTAAACCCAAATAAGGATGAAAAAACAGATGTTGGTGTTATTGCTCAGCAATTAAAAGAAGTACTTCCAAACCTAGTACATAACATTTATAACGATGAATTTTTATCAGTTGATTATATCAAGTTAATACCATATTTAATCGGAGCAATTCAAGAACTAACACAAGAAATAAATACTTTAAAAAATAAATAATATGGCATTACCATCAACAAATATTACTACTACATTAGTAGGGCAAGAACTAGGTTTAAATACTCATAATGTATCAACATTGTGTTTGAGTTCATTAGTTAATGAATATGGTTTTAATAGTCCCGATTATAAAGAACAATCTGCATACTTTGGAAAAACACCATATCAAAGACAAAATGAAAATCAAACAGTTTTCCCAAAACAAGGTTATCCGCTTGGGGTTTTTAGAAATTATGACCACAACTGGATAACGTTCACTGGAAACAATGGGTATAAAACTAGCGATTCAATAAATTATTATTCACCTATATATATGAGATTACCTATAGTATATGCAAAAGAAGATATGAGCACAAAAACACCTGTTACAATTGCTCATACTTTTGATGTATATTTTAATAGATATGGTAATGATTTTGTACATACAAACTTTGTAAAAATGATAAGTGACCAAACAGGATATTACCCATATTTTCAATTTCAAATTAACCCACAAAGCCCACCCGATGGTGGTAGTGCTTTAACTGTTGGTTCAACAGCTTGGTTTAAAGTTGTACATAAGAGTTCACCCGATAGAAGATGGATAAGTGGTATTGATGCAATCTCTAATAATGGAGATGGTGAATGTTATATTTTTTCTGTAGTAATACCATCAGACCCTTGGACAAATTCAATGAGATATACAGATTTGACTTTCTTTGCATATAGAAAAACAGGTAATTCGGGTATAATTGCATCATTAAATATTTTAGGTGATTTGAGGGTTCAAAACAATAATGTAAATATCAAATTTGAAATTGCATCAGATTCTAATTTTACTACTAATGAGTTCCTAACTAACACATCAGCTACTTGTAATGCTAATACTACAAGTCCAGGAACATCAGTACAAAGTGGCTCAGCATATTTTGATTTATCAAGTGCAATATCAAAATTTTCTGTAGGTTCAACAATCTATTATAGAGTGAATTTTAATAATGATGGATGGTCACAAACTTACTCAGCTATCGTTTCAAATCAACCACCATTACAATAATATCAAATAAATGTAATATGAAAATAGTATCAAAATGATTCACGTATGAAGAACTAGTTCATACAGATAAAAAGATAGTAAATATTCCTAATGAAACACAAGTAGCTAATCTGCAAAGATTAGTTACAAATGTGTTAGATCCTTTGAGGGAATTGTATGGTAAACCAATTAAAATTAACAGCGGTTTTAGAAGTCCAGATGTAAATAAAGCGGTTGGTGGTGTAAGTACTTCTGGTCATTTATTAGGTACTTGTGCTGATTTAGATTGTGATGATAATGCTTTACTTTATAAGCTAATAAAAGAACATTTTGAGTTTAGACAGTTGATAGATGAACATAATTTTGCCTGAGTTCACATAGAATATAGAGAAGGTGATAATAAGAAACAACTAATAAAAACGTAATGATAGCAATAAAGAAATATTTAATTATACTGCTGGCTTCAATAGCTTTGATTTGTGGGGTTTTATTGTGGTTTTCATATAACCACACAAAACAACTGAATGAGGAGCTAAAAACGGCTACCAATAACTATAAAGCATCAGTTAGAAAGAACGTAGTTTATCAATTTACTTTAGCTGATTTGAAGGATAGTAAAGATTCATCTGATTTAAAAGTAAAAACGTTGATAGGTGAATTAAAACTTAAACCTAAAAAGGTAACTGAAACGGTTTTTATAAATTCCCAAACACAAATAAAAGATACTGTAACATTAAAAGACAGTGTGTTTATTCGTGATTATGAAGCTAAAACTGGTGATGAATGGTACAGCCTAGATTTGAAATTTAAAGCACCAGATACGCTTAATGTAGATTTGAAAGTAAGAAATGAAGTAATAGCAATTACTTATGATAAGCGTGAAACAATAAAACCACCAAAGAAATTCTTTTTGTGAAGGTTGTTCCAGAAAAAACAAACAATACAGGTTATAGAAGTGAAAGAACTAAATCCTCATTCAGAGGTAAAAGACTTTCGATTTATAAAGGTGTTAAAATAGAAACAAATAAAAAAGTAAGTAATGAATTTGAAAGAAACAAAATTGAACGTACAATTAGCAGTAGCTTGTGTATTGGTGTTGGCTGGGATATGCCTTTTATTTATGGGTTTTTGAGTAGTACCCATTGGAGTTATACATAACAGTATTTTAGTAGCCTTTGGGGAAATATGCACCTTTGCAGGTGCTTTGTTTGGGGTAGATTACCAATATAAAAAGATTGGTAAATAATATTGAAGTCTGTAGTCTTTGTTGATTACAGACTTTTTTTTACTTTTGTCAAAAAATAACAATATTATGAGTGTAGTAGATCAGTTTGATATAGACGATTGTATAGAAGAAGAACCATTATTAGAATATGTATGTAATATGGTTTATACGCACCTTCCAGATGCAGATTTTGATGCTGAAGGAAATGGTATGTTAATGTGTTCATTGAATGGATTATATACTTTTGTGCAAAATTATAATCAAGGTACAATAAAAACCAATTTTACTTATAATGATTATATGAATGGTGATGAAGAAGATAAAAATATACAACTCATATTAAAAGCGTTTAATATAGATTCTAAAAAGTTTTGGTATTTTCTGTTATTTGCATTTGATTTTGCATATACTAATTGTGTAGGTGGTTTGGTTGCAAAAGAAAGTCCAGCTGGTCAAATGAAAAAATTTGTAAAAGCTATAGATGATAATTCAACAGGTAAAATTAATGGTAATGATATTGAATTTAAACAGAAAGCTACTATTACGTTGAAAATTGGTAAAAAAAGTATTGTCATAGATAATAATACAGCGATTTATTTAATGGCTTCGTTATGTGATGAGGAATTGAACGGTTTAAAAACTGGTAGTGTTTTAAATTCTGCTAAGCTTGAAGAAAGTAATTCTAAAGATGCACCAAATTATGCACGTATTTGTCTATTCACTAAAATAATGATTGACTTCTTTAAACAATATGTTGTAGATAAACCTGTTAAAAATGGAGATAAAATAGCATCTTTGAATAAATTTACTTTTATTTCAAAATTAATATATCTTACAGGTATATATAATAATGAAGATTGGTTATATGGCGATGAACATTTAAAGTCCTGTTATAGAGAGTTTAAAACCAAAACACAAGACTTTAGATTTAATAAATATTCTGCTATGTGGCATTAATTAATGCGGGGTAGGTAAATTAGACCATTTTAACCATTACTTTTGGGCTTTTCATATTGTCGCACCTTTGTATCGCAATCACAAACAAACTAAAACAGATTGCTTTATTTAAATGAATAAAAATATTCAAAGTGCAGATGCTGCACAAGTAAAAAAAGTAGGTCAGAGAAAAGAATCAATAGATTCTTATGGTACTTCATTTGGTAAGTTATTAACATCTGACGAGCTACTAAAAAGGTGTGATGAACAACTTGAAAAGTGTGAGAAATGGACAGCTAATTTAACAGCATTGAAAGCTGAAAAAGAAGCCGAAATTAAAGCACAAAGAATTGAAGCATTAAAGACTTCTGTAAGTACTATGAGTGCAGAAGAGAAGGCAGAAATTATTAACCTTTTAAATGCTTAATATTATGGGTGAAATTTTTGTAATTGGACAAGAAGATGTTTTTAAGAAAAACATCAAACAAATGGTTTTTAAAAATTTAGCTGAGGAATCAGATAAAATTAGAATGAGTGCAATGATATCTGGTATGATAAGTAATACATACTTAACAAGTACTCATACATTTACACCTAAATTAGAAGCGTTATTACAACCTATTTTAGACGAAATAGCAAAGTCAGATGAGTTTATTAGTGCCTTAAAAGCTATTACTGGTAGAAATATAATGCCACCTGCATTATATAGTTCTTTAGCAGAGGGTGATATTTTCGACATTAATTTAGTATTTGGTAAAGAAAACGACCAAACAGTACAAACAACAAACAACATTATGGAAGGTAAAACAATTAAAATAGTAGTTAGAGAAGTAGTAAGACGTGAAGCAGAACTGGTTATCGGTAAAGATATAACTGAACTTGATGCAAAGAAATTGTTGACAATCAGTCAAGATTGCGAAAGAGGTAGTAAAGAATATGATCTAATTAATAAATATTTAGTTAGTAATTCTACTGATTGTAATGATATTGATCCAGAAGATTCAGAAGATTATACAAGTATTGATATTGAATTAGAAGACTAATCAATAAATCAATCCAAATTTAAAAGGCTGTTACAATTATGTAGCAGCCTTTTTAGTTTGTATTCAGTTGTGTGTTGATTAGTCTTTATATGTTTTGTAGTTGATAATATTACTTACTGATGATAAACAAATATTAAACATATCTGCTATTTCCTTACGAGTATGTGTATTATTACTTATTCATTCTCTTATTTGATTAGCATCAGTATTAGTTAACTTTGATCGTCTTGATCTTTCCCCTTTAGGATTGATTGGTGTTAGTCCTGTTCTAAAGGCGTGTTTAATATTATCTATATTACTTAGTCATTCTAAATTTTCAACTGTGTTATCTTCTTTAATTCCATTTATATGATTAACTGTTAGTGTTGTATCATTGGTTCATATAAACGCTTCTGCTACTAATCTATGTACTCTCATAGATCTTTTGTGTCCGTTGCTTGAAAGATTAAGTACTCAGTAGCCGTCTTTATCTGGGTGCAACTTCATTATCTTTTGTGTTCTTAAATTAAATACTACACCTGTGTTACTTATGGTGTAGTTTGGATAGTTTGCAATTGTTTTTACTTCTCACATATTATTTTGTTATTGGTTAATAACCACAAAGTTAACAAAATAATTACAACAAAAAACTATCATACACTTAATATTTAGAACATAGTTATTATAGTGTAACTAACATATTATTTTACAATAAATATATGTTAATATGCTGATTGTTAGATCAAAGCGTTGATTGTTAACGTCACACCCCCATATGGGGTCAAAATGTTATTAACTAATGGAGTAAACCTCACCCCTCCCTCCCTTACACGAGAGGTATTTTTTCAAAAATCTTAAACCTCATTTACTACATAATTCACGTAAAAACTAAATTTCAAGCTTAAATCTTATTCTAAATTGATTATCATTATAATCTGAACTGACTATTTTAAACCTGCCTATTTCGGCTGTATTTTCAACGTGTTCACCAATACAAGCACAAACATCATAAGAACCTATATACACCAACCTTAGTGTTTCACTAGCATCTTCTGGAAGTTTGCTTAAATCAACGCTAACTGGTACTTCTGAACGTGCTACTAATGCACTAGTAACAGATAGATTTTGATCTATAATATTATTAACTTGTTTTTCAATTTCTATTATTTGTTCTTCTGTTGGTGTTTCATTTAAAAAGTAGTTGCATTTACTCTTTTTGCGCTCTATATGACTATTTTTAGATCTATCACAACCAAACATTTTAACCATTGTTTGGTTTAAAATATGCTCCACAGTGTGCATTGGTGGATATTCTTTCTTATTATGAGAATTTAATTCCATTATAACCTACTGATTTACAATTAATTGATAATACGTACAAAAACAATTGAACGCTTGCGGTCAATTTCTATTGTACGTATCATAAAATAAATATATCTTTGTACATATTTAAAGCACAAAGATAATGAAAAAAGCAGCTATTTATTTACGAGTTTCTACTACAGATCAAAATTATGAACGTCAAGAAGTAGAATTAAGATTGCTTGCAAACGGTTTTGGTTATGAAATAACTAAAGTGTTTGAGGAAAAAGCATCTGGTGTTTTAGATATGGACACCAGAGAGCAATTAACAGAAATGCGAAAATTAACTAGTGATGATGTTGATAAAATATTTGTTTGGGATATATCCAGATTAAGTAGAAAAGCATCAGATTTTATTGCATTAGTAAATGAATTTGCAGAAAAAGGTGTTTGCATTCATTTTAAAGATAAGAATATTATTACTTTAGATGATGATGGTAAAATATCGGGTGTTGCATCTATATATTTATATATGTTAGGTGTATTTGCTCAAATGGATGCTGAGAATTTAAAATCTAAATTCAAATCTGGTAAAGAAAATGCACTTAGAAAAGGTCATAGTTATACTAATAATGCACCTTTTGGATATGATATTATTGATAAGTATTTATATGTTAATGAGTTAGAAGCAGAATCTGTAAAATTAGCATTTGATCTATTTCATTCTGGTAAAGACACACAATATATAGCAGACATATTTAATTCAAAGAATATACCTTTAAAGAGTGGTAAAACAAATATTATCTGGGTAAAAGGCACAATTTATCAAATGCTCAAAAATCCTGTATATTATGGCAAAGGTAAACTAGAATCAATAACTAAAAAAGCAACTGCAACTACACCTGCTGAAAAATCAGTAAGATATTTTGATGTTGATGCTATTATTGAAAAGAATTTGTTTGATGCAGTTCAAGAACGGTTTACAATTAATATAAATAGTGGTGATAAGAGTAAAGCAGTAGACCCCGCAATATTAAGAGGTATTTTAAAATGTGGTCAATGTAATAAATACTATGTTTTAGGTAATAATAATGGTGTAAGGGTCTATAAAGATGGTGATATTAGAGCCAATATAAACAACAAAGTAGGTTGTAAAAATGGTAGTTTCACTATTACAATGGCAGATAATTTAGTTTGGACTGCTATTAAAGGTATTTATGAATATGATTCATTTAAAAAGAAGTGTGTAGATGATAAAGAACAATCTAAACTTGAATTGATAAAGAATGAAACTACATTAACTGAACTGAATAAAAACATCACTGATTTAGATAATCAAATTTCTAAAGTTAATACTGGATATGCTAAAGGGTTCTATAATGATGCTGATGCTTTAGAACAAAAACATAGAATCACAACCGAGAAAGACAGATTTAATAAAATTATCACAGAAATACAATCTAAAATCATTTTACTAAATGATAGAATTAATTCAGAATTTGAGTTTGATTATTTAAAAACTAGGGAACTAAGTTTAGAAGAAAAGAAACAGGTTTGTAATAGTTTAATTGAGGTGGTAAATGTATATAGATATACTGATTATATTAAACTGATGCAGGTAAAACTAAAAGTAGGGTTAACATTCAATATCCTTTTTAATAGTCAATACAAAGTAAATTCATATTGTATTATTGATGATGATGATGTAACATTTAATAATATTTTTAATGCACCAGAAGAAGTTAGAGAGATTTTAAAGGGTAAAGATTTTACAGTTACTTCTTCAAATAATAAGCTGTTTAATGATGAAGTATTTGGTGAATATAGTTATACTGATATTTGGGAAATAATGAAGAAATACAACTATTTAAAGAAAATAGATTAAACCAGAAAAAGCCTACTAGAAATTAGTAGGCTTTTTATTCATTCTAATTATACTGTAATTTCTGCTAGAACATCTCTAATTTAAACTATTCATAAAGTAGAATTTAATGTAGTACTAAGTAGATAGATTTGATTACATATTTAACTATACATTTAACTATATATCTGTAAGTAAGTAGATTAGTTTTATTAGATTTGCATATAAACATTAAAATATGAAATAATATGAAACAAAATGAACAAGAATTATTAATAGAAATAAATCATTTATATAATGGTTTATTAGAAGAAAGTGATGGTTATAATTATAAACGTATCGTTAATACATTATCGGATAAAGTTTTTGAATTATATCGTGAATTTAGTCCTGATTATGTATCTTTTGATACTGTTTCTTCACTTTCACATACTTGTGGAAAAGAAGTTAGTTATGTTATATCTAGTTACACAAATTCAACCAGAAATAATTCATCTAAAAGAAGTAAGGAAATATTTATTGACTTTAGAGATGAAGTAAATCGGCAAATTCGTATAGATTTAATTCATTTATTTCAAATAATCAAGGAGATTAAAGAAAACTAAATGTTTCACCACTACAAACCAAAAAAGCTACTTAGAATTAACTAAGTAGCTTTTGTTTTATCTGGAATACCAGTCAAATTTATCATCATATTCAAATTCATAAACAAATCCGTATTCTTTGTATTTATTAATTATACTGGAATCTTTTAAAACCTGTATTCATATTTTTTTGTAATCCAATTTTGATACAATATTCATAATTTCGCAGAAATAATTATTACCTCTATAATCTTCTTGAACATATACACCAGATAATACTATTTCATCTGGATTAGTCAATGTATTAAATTCAAAAGAATAAACAACTTTATCTATATCCATTTTTATATAGTGAGTTGATTTGTGATAATCCCACCACTGAACATATTGTATTAATTCCATTTATTCAACTATTGTACAATCTTTGTATTTATCCAGTGTCAACAGATAAGTTTCAGCATCAACTTTAGTATTACCATCAGAAAAATGATTTGTAAAGTTTAGTACCGGTGTTTCTGTTTGCATTGGAAGTGCATTATCTGAGATATGAAGATATTCTGTTTGCATAGGTTGCAAACCTGCTTCTTTTGTTGCTTTATCTAGATATGTTTTTACATTGATATTAGCAGTTTTATTATCTCAGTCAATAGTAATATTGCTTACAACTATATAAGCTGATTCTGTTACTACTCCGTTTAAAAAGTCGATTCTTTTAGTTAGTGCCATTTTGTTTAGTTTTTAGTTGGTTGTTTAATTTTAGCTTCTTCAAATTCTTTTTGAATTTGTTCATCTTTTTGTTTTTGATATTGTTCATCTATTGTTTTATATAAATCATTATATTCATTAATAGGTTGTTCACCTAATAATTTTAATAAATTATGTACTTTATGTCAAGTTAGTTCTAATTTAATATTTTCCATTTTGTTTATTCTTTACTTGGTTTTTGTAATGATTCTGGATATAATTGTATGTGTGCTTGTTTTCGCAGGTCATCAATCAGTTTAACAACTTGATTAAATGGTTGTGTACTTAATGCATTCAATATAATGTTTGCATCTTCAATACTTACTTTAAATTGTAATTCAGTTTGTTCTTTCATAGTTAGTTTAATTTGGTCAATTTGGTAATTAATTCTTTGAAGTCTATAACTTCATATTTGTTATCTTTTAATATATAAGTTATTCCCATTTCTGGGGTTAATAATAATGAACTTTTATTGTGAAAGTTATTTCTATTAAATTCTGTAGTTGCTGGACAATTTAGATCTTTGTGTACTTTGGTAATATTGTTTATATCTCAAGTCATAATAATAATTTCACCGTTAACCCTAAATAGGTTAATATATCTGTTGGGTTTACCAACTAAGAAGTTATATTTAGTCATCTCTAATTGTCAACCTTCATTACTGAATTTAATAAAATTTTCTAGCTCAACATATTTGTTCATACGTTCTTTTACTTCAAAAAATACATTTTGTTCTTTGTATTTGAGAAACAAATCATAATGTGCAAATCTATCTTTACTTTCTCATACTTGAATATCTCCAAATTGTTGTTTTATCAAATCAGATACTAATTTAAGTGATTCTTTTTCTCTATTATTTCTCATCTTGTCAAGGTCTTTTAATTGCTTTTGTGCGAGGTTTTACATTTAAAATAGTTTCTAGCTCCGTTAATCGTTTATCAAAATCGGCAAACGTAGCTTCTATTTCAGCACACTTTGCATCTCATTTGGATTCCATTTCATCCAATTTAATTTCATTGTTTAAATTACTTACAGATAAAAGTAATGCTGCATTTTTGATAAATCTATCAAATTCTTGTTCTGTCATAAGTTCGTTCATAGTTGTTTAGTTTTTAGTGTTGAGAATTACAAGTTGTAAAAAGATTCCAAAGAGTAAAATGATAATTGTATTCATAGTTGTTTGATTTTATAGGTTTTTTTTGAAGGTGCAAAGCACCATATAGTAGGTATTATAGTTAGGTATTATAGTATAGGGGTCTAGTGGAAATTCACATAGGTGGAAAATCGAAGATTTTTTAAATTGCTTATACAACAATTTCTTCATCATTTTTAATTTCTAATTTGGGGAAATTTGCAACTCCAGCTTCTATTGCTAAAATATATTGCTTAGGGAACAAAACATTATTTCAGTTAGTATTATCAATAATATTTGAAATGAAATTATTTGGATATAATTGTTTAAGTTCTTCTGATTTTTGTTTCACAAATTCCAATTCTTCAATTCTAATTTTTTCCTTTTCAGTAATTACATTAATAAAATGCTCACCTTGTATTTCATAGCCTTTTTTCAACTTCTTTAGATGTCCTAATACAATTAGTTCTTTTGTATATTTTCCCACCGTAGAAGGAGCGACATTCAATTCTTGGGCTATTTTTGAATCGGTAAATTCACACCTTCTAGTATTATTAAGACATAATCCAAATAGTTGTATTAAAAAGCCTTTGTGAGCAGGTTTTAAATCCAGATCAATTATTTCATTACCTATCATTCTAAAATTTACAGTGTCTTTTTTCATATAGTATTTGTTTCTTTTTATATGTGAAGTTTCAAAGTATGATTCAATTTCAATAAATCCAGATTTTCTAAGTCTACTTACAAAATCCTTAATAGTATTCTCTGATGTATCTTTGGTTAATCACATTATTTGTTTAAATGTTGAATCCGTAAATGAGTTATTTTCTTTCGTTGGGGTAAAAGTTAAACAAGTATATCTAAATGTATCCTCAAAGTTTAAGTATTTCCCAATATTATTTGATATTGTAGTGTAAGTTTTCATAAGTTTGGCAACCTGTATTTTCAATTTTTACTATTTCATTATCTTTTATTTTTGCTCGTAGAACTGAGCCGGACAAACCACATTTTACTCTAATTTCTTTTTGTGTTTCGTAAATTTCGTTTTTGTATTTTCACATATTATTTATTGTTATTTTGTTTTATTTGTTGTCCTGTCGGATTAAAAAAATAAGGCGTGTTTTAAACGCCTTATTTCCGATTATCTATTTCAAACAACTTTTAATACAGTAACTTACGACAATTACTATTTTTAAATTCTGATACAAAGTTACCGATATTAACTCACTTAAAATCTATAAAGTATGACCTTTCTTAAACATAGTTGTGAGGTATAACTGTAGCCTAAATTTCGGGATTTTAGAAGGCTAATTTTGGGATTTTGGGGTTGTGAAGCCTCTGGTGGCATTCCTTACAAATTATTTATAAGTTTCATTATGAATAATTCTACCAATTGTTCTTTCACTTACATTATACCGTTTAGCTAAATTCATTAAACTAATTTTCTCGGATAAATATATATTTCTAATTTTATTTGCTTCAATATTGGTTAATTTAGAGTTGCAACTATTTTCACCATTAAAATCCATTAAACCAGTATTAATAGCGTGTTTTATATTCTCTTTTTGAGTAATGTATTCTAAATTTAATCAATTGTTATTCTGTTTATTACCATCTATATGATTAATCACTTTATTGATACCATAATCTAAAGGTTTATCTAAAAATGCTTCTGCTACTAGTTGATGAATCATTACACTTTTTCTATTACCGTTTATAGATAAATTTACTTGTAGATAACCATTTGATCTAATAATAGCTTTTAATTCTTTTTCGGTTTTTATATTAGTAACAATTCCAGTATTAGAAATAGAATAGTTATTTCAATTATTAATTATTTGTGTTTCCATTATGTATTTTTTGATGACAGGTTTTGCATACTGTTTGTAAATTGTTATAATCGTATGCTAAATTTGATCTTTTATTTGAATCATCTGTAGATAAGAAAGAAATAATATGATGTATATCTTCACCTACTGTAATTATATCTTTAGCTAAACAGACCTCACAAAGTGGATTGTCCATCATTTTAGATAACCTTAGTTTCTTTCATCTGGTGGTGTTATACACAGCTTGTCTTGCCTTAGTATTGTTTGATTTAATATTCTGTTTCTGGGGCTTGTTGATTGTCGGCATCTTCCAAATATATTTGATGTTTGTATAGTTCTTTTTGATCTTGTTTTATCTGGAAATTTACCATTTTAAGCTTATAATCTATATATTCTAGTACTTGTTTTTCATCAAGTTCAGACAGTTCTTCCATCACTTTTAAAAGTGTGTTGTGGAATATATCCTCTGATGTTTGACACATTGAAAGTCTTTCTTTATCCTTCACATATTTATCTCAAAGTTTAGTATAATTCTTTGATATGATATTAGATACTTCAGCATTTATAGTAATTAAATTGGTTTTTAAGTTTCTATTTTTAGGATTAGAATCTACAACAGGATTCAATATTTTATCTAATTGTTCTTCTGTAATATTTCATTCTTTACAAGTGTTTTCTATTCCATAATCAAAGATGTATTGTAATAGTGTTTCTTTAGTCTGTTTTTGTTTTTTCATAGTATTGGTTTAATAGTTCTTCTTTATCTTTAAATCAGTCATTTAATATCATTCTAACTAGCTTTGATTTTGATGTATTAGTTGATTTACTCATTAATTCTAAATTTTCATAAGTATCAAATTCTAGTCGACAATTGAGAGTTTTTGTTTTGGTGTTCTTTTTCATAATTATTTGATTTTGATTAGACTACAAAATTACAACAATTTCTTAACATAAAAACTATAAATACTATTTATGTGTAAACATAGTAATGAGGTAGTTATGAAGCTAACTTATATGTTATTTATTTGAGTGATTAATTGATTTTATATGTTTAAGAGTGCTTACAATTAATATTTTAGATGTTGATTATTTTTATAAATTTTGTGTTACAGTCTTGAAGTTTATATCTTTATGAGTATAACAACACAAAAACACAAAATAATATGAAATGACAAATACCAAAGGATATTGAAAAAGATGCTACTGTTTATATGCAGGATGTATTATCTAAACTAGAATCTAGTGGAATACTAGAAGAAGTTGATAGTGCTGCACTAACTATGTTAGCTCGTAATTATTCAATGTTTATAAAGGCTTCTAAGCAATTAGAAAAAGATGGTTTAACTGTCGAAAGTGATAGAGGTAATATAGCACAACACCCATTAATCAAGGTGGCTAAAGATGCACAAACACAGGCTATGAAAGTTATGTTAGAATTTGGACTAACTGCAAAGGCTAGAACCAAACTAATACAAAAAGATAATGAAAGCGATGAGGATTCACCATTTGAGCAATTTATAAAACAAGGTAAAGAAACGAGGTAACAATGAAACTATATTATCAATATGTAAATAATGTGCTAGATGGTAGTATAGTAACAGGTAAAAATATTCAATTAGCTTGTGAGAGATTTAAAAGTGATTTACTCAGAGATGATTTAGAATTTAGAGAAGATAAAGTTGATCGAGCTATTGAGTTTATAGCAACTTTAAAACACTTCACTGGAAATCATTCAAGTAAACCATTTATATTAGAACCTTGGCAAACTTTTTTAATTGCAAATATTATTGGCTTCTACTGAAAAGAAACTGGAACAAGAAGGTTTTCTAGTTCTTATATAGAAGTAAGTAGAAAACAAGGCAAAACAGCATTAGCAGCAGCGTTATGTTTATATTATCTAATTGCAGATAACGAAGAAGGTGCAGAAGTTCTTTTAGCTGCAAACAGTAAAGAACAAGCAAAAATTGCTTTTGATATGTGTTCTGTTTTTGTAAAAGGAATTGATCCCAAAACAAAATATTTTACTCCATATAGAGCAGAAATAAAATTCAACCTCACAAACAGTAAACTTAAAGTATTAGCCGCTGATGATTCAAAATTGGACGGCTTTAATGCATCATTTGGTTTACTAGATGAATACCACGCAGCACCCACCAGTAAAGTTAGAGATGTAATAAAGTCTAGTATGGGAATGAGAAACAATCCTCATTTGTGTACAATAACCACTGCTGGCTTTAATAAGTCCTTACCCTGCTATCAACTAAGAACAGTAGCAATAGAAGTTCTAAATGCTGTAAAAACAGATGATTCTATGTTTATAGCTATCTTCTCTTTAGATGTTGATGATGATTGAACTGATAAAAATAATTGAATTAAATGCGCACCTAATTTAGGTGTAACAGTTCCTTCTAAATATATTAAAGAACAAGTTCAACAGGCTAAAAACAACCCATCAGAAGAAACTGGTATAAAAACTAAAACACTAAATCTTTGGTGTGATTCTGAGAATGTTTGGCTACCAGATGATTATATTCTAAGCTGTAGTAAAAATATTGATCTAAATGATTTTAAAGGTAAAGCTTGTTATGTTGGTGTTGATTTAGGTCAAACATCAGATTTAACTGCTGTTTCTTATTTAGTTGTAAATGATAATAAATACTATTTCAAAACTCATTACTACCTTCCAGAAGAAGCTTTAAGAACTAAGTCTAACAAAGAATTATATAAAGATTGAAAGCGAAAAGGGCAACTAACTGTAACGCCTGGCAATGTAACCGATTATGAATATATAACTAACGATTTGATGAAGTATTCACAGATTGTAAATATACAAGTAATTGGATATGACAGCTATAATTCTACTCAGTGAGCAATTGATGCAACTGCTAAAGGTTTACCACTTGAAGTTTATTCTCAAACAATTGGAAACTTTAATAGACCAACCAAAGAAATAGAAAGGCTTATATTATCTGACAAAGCAGTTATTGATAACAATGAGATCAACAGATTCTGCTTTAAAAATGTAGTTTTAAAATCAGATCAAAATGGTAACACAAAACCAGTAAAATATATAGACAATAATAAAATTGATGGTGTAATTTCTATGATACAAGCTTTAGGTATGTATTTACAAGTTCCTCATTATTCAAACACAATTTAACATAATACAAATGGCATTTAATGACTGATTTAAAAAGAAATCAACACCTGCACCTATAACAGAAAAAAGAAGCTTTTTTGATTCTTTGATGTATAATTCACAAAGTGGTTATACAACTAACAAAGCTATGCTTCTACCTGCTGTTTATAGATGTGTAGAAGTGATTAGTGATTCTGTTGCACAATTACCTTTAGAACCTTATTTAATCGACAATAACGGTTATAAAACAAAG